CCATTGCGCGCCCAAACAGGGGATTGTTCCCCAGCATTTTCTGCATTGCTTCCATCGGGTTTGGGTTGCTGCGAAGCTGATTGAATATTTGCATCATTGTGAACGGATTCATTTGCATTTATATTCTCCCCTTTCATATTCATATAACGCTCTAATGAGCTTACTTTTTGCTGCAGGGCCTCTACTACTTCTGCATCAGCATAACGTTTAGGTATAGCCTCTTTTTCAAACGAAAGTTTATAAGTTTGGATAACCGGCATACCATTCATATCAATAGCTTTTGCGTAAATACAATTATCGGCCGGACAAGGGAAATATGTCAGGCTTCCATCTAAATCAATTTGGGCAGCCTTTACTTCATCTAAACTTGCAACTGTACGCCCTTTCATCATCAGGGGCATAGGCGGTTGTGGAACAAACTGCTGTTGCTGATATGCCGGTATCTGCGGCATTTGAGCTTGATAATTATTTAAACGTTGCTGAGTTACTCCCATCATTGCTGGATTAACAGGAGCATAAGGATTTACATACATTGTTATCGCCTCCGTTTCTTACTTATATTGTCGCCTAAATCAGCTCTTATAATCCGTAAACATTCCCTCATAATTCCCTAATATGGGCATAAAAAATAAGGCAGCCACAACTTTATGTGACTGCCTTTAATGCTCTCTTAACTGAATTATACGCCTGCTGCAGATCTCTTTCGACCGTTTGCACTGACGTATCTATTTTCATCGCTATTTGATAGTTTTTAAGATCGTGAATAAACTTGAGTTCTATAATTTCTATTTGCCGCGGCGTTAGTTTGGCTTCTGAAATGATTGCTTCAAATTCCTTTCGTGTGGACTGCGAAAGCCAATCTCTTGCCTGCAAACGGCAAGTATCCATATAATCACCTGCTCGCTGCTATCGCTCCTACTAATACCCCTCCTGCAAATCCCCAAAAGGCCTTCTGTCTCTGCTTTAATTCACTTCTGGACTTTTCTTGTTTTATTTGAATGCTCAACGTCTGCAAGGATTTGTTTTGCTCTGCTATTGTTTTTTTGGAGTTCGACAATGATTCCTGCGCAAGCATTAGCTCGCTCCTTATCTTCTGATAAGATAAACGCTGCTCTTCGATTAGCTTCTTCAGCTCGTTCGAGTTCATCTGCTGCAGTTCCAACGTGTTCGATAGCCCTATCAACAGATTTTCCTGTCTGTTTATTATCGTCTGCAATTCGTTGAACTGTTCCCTGGACATCATTATTGTTTCCGGAAGTTCCTCCGCAAAACAATTTAAAGAAAATGATAAGCACAGCAATAAGGGCAAAACTAATAACAAGATACTTGCTATACCTGATTTGTTTTTCTTCATTCACTTTCTGCCCTTCTTTCAAATTAAATTCTATTTCATTATCATTAAGATAGTTCTATTTTCAATATAATCAACCTGTGCGCCGTCTTCTATACTCCTACTTATATTTCCTAGTGTTTTGGAGATAAAACAACGCACAGGCTAATTCTGTGGCTGGGTTTTATCTTACAGATTGTAATAAGTAATGCACCCTACCAAAATCGCAAGAGCAATACCAGCCCAAATCAAAATACGCTGTTTTTCCATATTAGTCACCTCCTTATACAATTTTTACCAATTATGATGCCACCAGATAGCCTTGCCACGAATAACATCACCGCCTGGTTTCAGTTCTCCGTCGCCTGGCACATCTGGTAATTTCCACAAGTCCCAGCGTTCAAAAGTAGTCGCCGGGCCGTAGTCGTCTAAGTCTGCAGCTTCTGCATGTGTCATTACGGTATCGGCATTAATGTCCAATCCAAGCTCCTCACACAGTACAGCTACAACTTTTGCCATACTATCTATCTGCAACTCTGTCGGTGGTACATTTCCAAAATCGACACGACCATCAGCATAAGCTACAGCATCTACACAGCAAGCTAAAGCAATCCCAATAGCTCTAGAATTGCGCCGCCATGTATGAGCTTTATATTCTGTCAAATCATCTGTGGTCGCCATAATGGCGCCGTCGCTGTCAATGTTTAGGTGATAGTCACTAAAAAACTGGTGATAATTACCAGCTGACCAGTGTAGATAGATCTTATCAATATTACCTCTAGCTCTTTTAGCTAACTGTCGCAGCTCATCTAAAGTGATTCTTTTTGTCACCATTGCTCTCAATCTCCTTTTCTAAATTGTCAGGCACTCCATCACCGTCTTTATCGACCAAACTCGTAGCGATAAAGGTCACAAATGCGACCATAGCGGGGCCTGTAATCTCACGTATCAGCGCCAGCAAGTCGGACATAACAATCTTGTTTAACCACAGCCACATGTAAAGCCAAGCTGCATAATAAGTAAAGACCAGCAAAATGACTGCAATAAAATAGCCTACAATGACCGCCATTATTTTTGGCGACATTGAGGCTACTTTATTTCTAGCACTGACTATTAAGTTTTTTATTTTCTCAAACATGAATATCACTTATCCTTACATGCACAGTTATTACATTTGTTTTCGACCAACAGTAACCGTTCACCAACTTCATCAATCCTGTTATGTGCAGATCTTGCCCTCTGATCTACTTTTGCAATCTCAATCTGCATATTTGTAGCTTTGGTCTGTTCTTCTTTTATTGTATTTAACAAAGCATCAACAGTTTTCTGCAAATTTTCTATTGCCGTTGACAACGGAGAAATTATCCATATCTTAAACACAAAGCCAGCGATACCAAATAAAAAACTAAAAATTGTTATTGCGGCCATTACTGTTTCTACCATCTTTGCACCGCCTAATCTAAAATAATCGCATCCAATTCCTCTTTGCTTTGAGCTGCATTTACTTCAGCCTGTTTATTCCAACCTGCCTGCTTACACGTACCTATATGGGTAGATAAATCAGCGCACCACTCGAACACCTGTTCCGGCGTAAGATAGAAGATCGTTTTGACAGCACTTCTATCTGCGTAACCACGCACAGGGCAGCCTGTAGGATATTCTACAGCAAAGCGATCTGTATTTACGTTCAAGGCTATACCCTGCATTGTAAGTTGTGTATCTTTATCGCTGTCATATCTGACCAGCTCTCCGCTACATTCAGATGTAAACCCGCCGGTGATTTTTCCTTCTGTCCAAGCGTCTACCTCTGCCAGTTTATTTGCCTTCAGTTCTTCTAAGTCAGGCGTAGGAGGTTCATATATACTATAACTTCCATCAGATTTACGTATATACTCATGACCATCAATATTACCGACAATAAGCTGATAATCTTCTTCTGGAATTTGTACAAAACCTTTTTCAAGCAGTTCTGTAATTTCTTCCTGTGTTTTTTCTTCGGCGACATAGGTTTCCCCACGTCTACCGGTTTCATCGAATTTAATTAAGTAAGTCATATAGTTCTCCTTTTCATAGAAAATACCACTGGCTTCACCATCCAGTGGGGCGATACAACTACCTTTCCTCGCACTTTTACAACAGCGTTTCAGGTTGTAATGCAAACTAATAACAATAAAGGTGAACAATTATATAAGAACCAAGTAACTGTAACATCTATCTCTAACAATGGTTTCACCATTGGGTCACCAGGACAAGGACAAAGGTATGTAGCGTTTGGCATAAGTTAAGTCAAGCCACAAGCATAAAGCCTACAAGGCTGTGAACCGCTCCAGCGATCATCATTGTAACCATTACATAGGCAAAAACTAATACTGGTATTACTAACACCTGTAACAAATGTTTCGCAGTTGCTGGACGCTATAACATTTGCATAATACAAAGTTGAAAAACTTCTAGGATAAGTAATGCTTCTATATGTAGCATCAGTATTCCCTACCCACCACTGGATGGTGAAGCCAGTGGTATTTTCTCGCGCCCAACCTGCCGCCCCTTCTGAAACAGTCCAACCGGAACCAATACTTGCATCACAAGCTGTTATAGTGCCAGCGTTTAAGTACACCGGCGTGTTGCTGTTCCCCACAGTACTATTACTCGCAGTTGCCGTACCTGCATTAAGATAAATTGCCTTTACGCCACTGCCTACAGTGCTGCTTCCGAGTTTTGTTGCAGTAGTCGCATTAGCTACATTGTTAATGGTAATAGTACTAGTTGTACCATCATTCTTTGTTATAGTAATCGTTGCATTAGAGTTACTCAGACCTGATAGTGATGCATTGATTGCAGCTCTTATTTTTTCAACTGTTACTAATCCCTCAAGTCCCATTTTTCCTCACCTCAAATCGTCAGAATAAAGCCGGCAAACTTTTCCGTACTTTGAATTATAATATTACTGCCACTTTCAACGGCGTCAACCATAACACTCTCATATGTACTGCCGTTAGTTCTATACATGCCGAGGAAGTGTTTTCCTGACGCCGCTAAAGTAAATGGATAATAGCCGTCTGATAATGTTCCCCAGTTAGCACTGCTTGCTGTAAATTCAGTTTTGAGTACTGCAGCACCGGCAACAGCTTCTGTTATTTTATTATCAACTTCGGTTTTCGTATAAGCATCAGTAATTCCATAGCCGGATAATGTCGTCTCAGGGTTTTGTTTACCGGAAGCTAACTCCCATGTTCTTTTCATAGCTGCGGCAGTTGGAGCTTTGGTGTAATCTTCTGTAACTGAGCTATCTATTAATTGCACGACACCTTTTTGGGTCGTAGACGCATTATTTACTGAAATAACATCACTATTGATATTAATGTTAGAACCGATTTTTACACCGCCTAATACGCTTGCCGTAGCAGCAGGAAGCGTGTAATTATTAGCCCCCTCAGAAATACCATTCAGTTTAGCTGCCATTGCAGCGGACATTTTGCCGTCTGTGTCAGAAGTAGCAATAGGAATGGAGTTTGCAGAAATAGCAATCCAACTTGAACCAGTATAACGATATGTTATATCCGTATCATTTACGTTTACAGTCCAGCCGTCTGCCGGATTAGGATAAGTTGTTGCAATATCTGCATATGTTTCAACAGAAGGCTTCCATTGTAATGAAGATACAACAGCAGAAATTTTATTATCAGTTTCAGTCTTTGTATATGCATCAGTAATACCATAACCACTTAAAGTTGTAGACTTCTTAGCATAGTCAGAATCTGCCGATGTTTTATCAAGCTTGCCAGTATCTAACGCTTCAAAATTAGCGTTTATCGCAGCATCTCTTTCACGCTGCGTTCCAGTTCCAATTTTTTCTACATTCATTGTAAATAACCTCCATCCAAAATTATTTTCCCTGCGAACGCTTCGCTCGCATTTATAACAACGTTACCGTTATTATCTACGCCGGTATTAGCATAATAAGGATAGCTAACACCATCAATGATTTTTGTTAAGCTGACGATGATAGGACTGCTCCCTGCCTGGTGTTCCTCGGCAGATATGGTCAGTACAGAATCGCTGCCAACCTTTGTAAAATCTTCCTCAGTAAAATTTTTGATATATACTTTGTCACCGGTTTTTTTAGTCAGCGACGCCAGTATAACGATGCCTGCAAACCTTTCAGGGACTTCAATGATTACATTTACAGCGTCCATATATACGCCGGTAAGTACCATTTCATACTGCGGCTTTTTGACTTCCCTATAGACGCCAATAAGTCTGCTGTTCCCCATTGCCATAGTAAGACGCCACATACCATTACTTTCAATCCATCTGCTATCTGATGCCGTAAACTCTTTTGTTATAGTGCCGCTTTCAAAACGAAGTAAAATATCTTCTGCACGCTCTGCTGCGTCTTCTGCTTTTTCTGCATCTTCCTTAGCAGATCCAGCACTTTCTGCTGCTGCCGTTTCAGACTTCTTTGCAGATTCTGCACTCGCCTGTGCCTGCTCCATAGCAAATTTAGGATTAGGCCCAGCAATAAGTTTTTTACCGGTTTCATCCCAATAAAAACTCTCATTTGGCATTGGCTGTGGCAGAACTGTAGAAATATCTTTAGGCGCTGAATCTGATAAACGAATTGCTCTCGTTACACCGTCCCACAGCTGTTGGCAAATTATCGTTAGTTTATCCAATGCCGCTTCGATAACATTAAATGGCCAATGAGTATCCAACTGAGATTCCTGTGTTATAGGAACCTCACGATATAAAACAAGCTGCCACCCTTCAGGTAATATTGGTGGTCGTTCTGCCTCTGGTGGTTCTGCTCCCGGAGAATAGCCAGGATAAAACACTACTGACTTCTCCATATCAACGAAATAATCTTTGGTTAAAACAGTTTCTTTTAAATCAGGACCAACAAGTACTACATTAATATCGGTCTTTTCCAATATCTTAAAAGAATATCCAAACTCTGTAGCAACTCCATTCCCATTGTATGTAATCCTATTTTCACTGCTGCCTATCAAAGTTTTCCCTCCTTCCAAATAAAAAAGCGCCTACCGAAGTAAGCGCTTTCTATTAAGTTCTAACTAACTTTATGATACTATTTTAACTCATTTTTATAGTGGTTTTGTCGGATACATTTTTAATTTTTTAACACCGCCTCTGCTCTCATATCCAATAACCTTACATTACTATTTTAACTCTTGTTAAATGGCATTTTGTCGGAAACTTTTTAAAATTTATTTCCTAACATCAGACCAAGCTTATACCCCTGATCATAACAACGCTGGCTGGACTTATCCATAAACCGAACTACCTTCGACGACGATTCACGTTCTTTCTTTATCTCATATGCTATGGCTGCTACTTCTTCAAGCTGCGCCGGAGACAATTTGTTCAACAGCTCCCTAAATGATTTCCGCACTTTATTCATTATTTACACCGCCTTTGATTTGTTCTTTTACTTCTTTTCTATCAGCGGTGGAGATCTCGCTTTTTGTCTCTGTCATTTTATCACTATCTTCATTTATATATTTTCTTGCAAATTCTTCTTGAGATGTGCTTCTTACAACTTCGACAAATTTCTCCAATGCCCTTTTTTCTTCGTCAGGACACGACGACCTGTTTCCGTTCATGGTATATCCTCCTTGATATACCAGCCGAAAACTGCTATACTATTGTTATCAGCTTCGGCTGGTCACAAGAAACACTCGCGCATCTTTCCACGGAAAGCGGGTGTTTCTTTTTTTCATTATTCAAAAACTATTTCAATCCCTTTACCGGGCATTTTTTCTTCTTTGCCGTTCTTTACGAACGCCTTGCGTAACTCCATACAAGTAACCACTCAAACACGCCGCAAAAGGTAAATCGTTATAGCTGCTTTTCCGTTTTTCACACTCCACTATATCATTTAACCCTTTTATAACTTCTTGATTGTAGAATGGCACTTCCTGATATCCAGCTAATTTAATAGCATCTGTCAAGTTCATGCCACCACACCACCTTTCAGAATTTCTCTGAATTTTAGAATGGCGCATTCGTAGTAACGGAATGTTTCTACTTCTTTGCAACTATGTTCCGATTTGCTGTAAAATAACTTTCCATACTGCGGCGTTTTAAGATTATGCTGATTGGCTATCTTACCTATTTTATTTGCCGATACTCCAAGCATTTTCCCTATATCTGTTGCTGAATAAGTAATTTCTTTAGCTTCTTCCATTGGTAGTAACGGTAAACCACTTAAAACCTCTGCTGCTTTCTGCTGACATATATGCTTATATTCTAGCAGATCAGTCATTTGAGCAACTTTAAGGAATGTCGATGCAACTCTTGCCCGGCTGTTATTTAAGCGAGCTTCTACTTCTCTAGCTTTTATATCCTGATTTACAGAATACGACCCAGTTTTGCGAATAGAAGGAAGTATTTCGCTTGTTACCCAGCGTTTGAATTTCTTTGCGGCAGGTAGCTTACTATATAGAATCAATGAGTATAATCCGCTTTCGTTAATAAGTGTCTGCTCTCTCGCTTGACCTGCGGTACGGATTTGGTACTTTAGCCTATCTTCTTCATCAACATGGACGTTAATATCACGGCTGCCATTTTTATACCCCAAAATATCAGCAACATCTTTGCCTACAAACCACGGCTCATTATTTTTTTCAATTATTCTAACTTTACCAAAAGCTTCGTTTTCAAAAATCTTCAGTTCGTTTTTCATAAAAATACATCCTTTCAATTTTAATTTGAAAGAATGTTCAATATATGATAAACTATTAAAAGAATGATGTTTATCTTGAACATTCTTTCATTATGAAACTACCATTGTTCCGCCAAGAACTATTTGATGGTAGTTTCTTTTTTTGTTTCATCAAGTAAGTTAGGATACTTCTTTAACAAATCATCATACACTAACCCCTTGACATAGCCAGCAATACTAATGCCCACTTTTGTACAGTGGTATCTAAGTACTGCTCCAAGATCACCTTTAAAATCAATTGTTGGCCTCATCTTTAATACTCCTTTCTCGTTTGTTACTTTTAATTTTAACGTAATACGTTAGTTATGTCAATATACGTCTTGATGTTTTCGAGAAAAATATTGTGTCTTATGGTTCTTATTGTTATAATTGCTTTAGGTGGTGATTAATATGTCTTTCAGTGAAAATCTAAAGAAACTCCGTGAAGCCAAGGGTATGACCCAAAAAGATTTAGCCACAAAGTTAGGAGTATCCTCGAGAATTGTTAGTTACTACGAAACTGGAAAAAGTATTCCTAGCGATCCAGAATTATTAAAAAAACTTGTAGAATTATTTAATGTAACTTTAGATTATCTGCTTTTAGATACTCAATCAAAGTCTGACTCTAAAGTCTATAAATTAGTAGAAAAATTGATATACGATACACAGAACTCTTTGGTTCACTGGGATATCTTCCCCAAAGTTGAAAGTGTTCCATTCATAAAAAAGATACCTGAAGACTTAAAAGAAGAAATAATGGTCTTGGATGACAATGGAGATCCAGTTTCCTTAGATAAAAACAAACATTTTAATTCAACACATCCAATCATGAATGATTTTATTTTGAACTTTTTCCCTCAATTTAATGATTATGATTTTTTGGAACATGAATCATATTTTGCTGAAATTGACCCTATTTCACAGAATGGTTATTTGCTTTTCAAATTTTTCAGAGATAGTGAAGTAGTAATCGGACTTTTTGCTTATATTTCAGGTCGGTTTAAATTCATTACAGATTCAAAAAAACATTCTATTATTGATGATTTATATATAATAGTGGACAATCAAGATAATGACTTGAATAAGTTCATAGAGGAATACCTTAATAAACCTTAACTTTAAAACAGCCCGTAGGCTGTTTTATTTTTTATTATGAACATGTTATAATTGTGGAAATATTAAGCTACGAATGATTGCTTTTACAAAACGCTAAAAATTCATACTATATATTAATTTATCAAAAATGCACGAATTAAAATCATTTGTAAAAATTGACGTCTATGCATGAATACGTATTATATTAAAGAAGGACAATATATGACATATTTTAATTTTATTTACACAACTATAAGCAATATAATCGTTTTATTCTTTACAATTGTTTTCATTATGATTGCATATGCAGTTGTATTTTGGTTACCCACAGATTCAGTACCAAACAAAATAAAATCAATTGTACATTCAAAGTTCTTTTATTCCACAAGTTTGATTATTTTTTTATTATTTTTGTTCCCTTATAAAAATTTTGATGGTACCTTTTCAAAAATAATAGTTGGATATATGTTTAATGCTCTTTTTATTATTGAACTAATATATCAATTAGCATTAACGATGGCAGTTATATCAATACCTACATTTTTTTTCTTTCATCTCTTTTCAAAATACTTAATTCGCAATATTAATTCCCCTTTAATAGAGGAAACGATGCGCTTAGTTAAAGTCATCTCCTTGATATTAATTTTCATATATTTATTATTAATGAGACCATCTCACTTTTCTTCATTTCCACATTAAAATAAACTAACTAGTAACTGCAGCAGCAAATACTTTTAAACCGCCCCAGAATTGGGGCGGTTATTTTTATTCTTTTAAACTATACTTCTCATTTGCCATGGTAGCAATCCTTATAATATCCTGTTGATACTTATCCATCTGTGTACGTTTTTCCTGTGCAGACAACTTAGGATTATTAAGTATTGTCTTCCGCTTCTTATTAAGCGCACGCACTTTTTTCATTGCATTTTTTAAATTATTCCAGTTTTTAGCATTTTTACCTAACTTACCATAAGCGTTAAACTCTTTACTGGTATCATTATAAAGCTGGTAAAAATCCTCTATATTCTGGCTTCGCTTACCCGGCGTATACCCAAAACGACCAATCACAGGCTGTTCATTCATATATTTAGCAGGCAACTCATTTTCACGCCCCAAAGCATAATCGCCGATCATAGCATTTAAAGTAACTGCCCCAGTAGCACCTACATTCTGAATCAAGTTATCAATTTTCTTCGGAGAAACATTCAGTGCCTGACCAAGTTTTATTGCAGTCATGCTTGTATAAATATCATATTGTTCTCTATCTGGTAGATTCTGCAAACTTACAGGTACAACATTCTTTTCTGTAAAGAAATTATAAGATGACTGCCATTCTAAAAACGGTTTCATAAAAGCAGGAACATAATCAGGCAGCATTGTATCAAGAGTATTAGAAGCCCATTTATTCATTGCATCTGGATTATCATCAAGTAGTTTACTAAGTCCTCTTTTTAATCCGCCAGATAAAAATGCAACTTCCTGCGGTAATGGAGTTTTTACTATTTCATCACCAACTCTGGCAATAAAATAATTGTCCCTAATATCCTGCGGAACATCTTGATACCAGTCCTCATCATGAAACGCCAACCATTCAAATAAAGCAGGTAATATTATTGCTGTCCCTACTCTGGCACCTAAACGCACAGGGTGAGCCTTAACCTCTCTAATGAGCCTGTCAGTACCCTGAATAGCCGCATTAAAGAACGGAACATATCTATTATATTTTCTCGCTAAACTCCCGCCTCTGCTAAAGTCTGTAGTTATTTCTTTCGCTTCCAATCCAACTTCCTGAATACTTTTTCCTTTTCTGCGTCCTGCAGCAAATTCACCTAATCTGGCAGCTTCTTCAAGAGATTGGTTTAGCTTTTGAAAAGCTTTATAAACCATTGTGCCTTGCTTTATACCAGGAGTTTCTTGCAGCTTCTGCCATTTTAAGCTTGCTCTATCTGTAGAAATACGTGTCGTCATCGGTACACCAGCCGCTTCAAACTCTCTATACAGGCTGCTTTTTTTATGATAATTACTTCGCAATGCTTCCCAAAGTCCATACATCGTATTGCCAATTGGTTCAATAACAGGAATCGTTGTATTATTAGAATATAAAACAGAAGTCAAAGTATCTCTGGCAAGGTTAAAAATACCAAAAGCCGGTGTTCCAGTTGCACCAGCACGCATAACTTCGGCTGGTGTCATAAATACTTTTTCAACAATATTAAATGTTGGCAAACTTAAATTAACCATTGCATCATATAGTTCTGGTGCCGTTTGATATGATTTCTTTTCGCCGTTTTCCCATACAGTAAACACAAAATTCTCTGGTGATCCTTTACCTTCTAAATCTGGCCTTTCTTCTAAGTAACGTCCAATCCCTTCTACATCCTTTAGTCTTGATAATGCCAGTCCTACTTTATTTCGTTCGGCAGCATCTATAGACTTCTGTGTATAGGCAATTAAACTGTCTAATGGGTCAATGACATTCCATTCTCCACCATATTCAACTAAATCTTTTATTGGATTTGCGACATTGGCAAGTCCATTCTTTGGTTTGTAACCTGGAATATTTTTTGCATCCTCAAGTGTTCTATCTCTATACATAGGAACATAATTCTTGTATTTATCAGATAAAATTTTATGTTGTTTTTCACTTATAATATCAGCATCTTCCAATATAGATAAAACATTATCAAAATGCTGATAAACCTTCTCTGATGCAGCGGCAAATTCCTTCGGAGCATTTTCTACAATACTTACTGCAACATTCTTCTCCATAGGTCCATTATATTCTTTATGAATATTTTGTAATTCAAGTTGCCGTTTAGCAGCTAAATATGTAGAAAATGCCTGCCTGTTATCCTTATAACCATTACTGCGCAGGTAATCCTTAGGAAACCGCACACTATCCACATCTTTTAAAATATCCTGCAATGTAACAGCATACTTTAATTTATTATTGTAGACTTTATTTAAAGCCTCAATAACATCTGCAGGTCTGCCCTTATCATCTAAAAGCATTGTAGCCCTTGCTTTTGAGCTGCTTGCAGCACTTCTTGCGAGCAAATAAGGGTTATCTTCATATGATAACTCTTTCCCAGTTTTTTCAACAACAGCTTCAACAAATTTATTTATAGGGTCTTTGTCATCAACTGCATATTTATATGCCTCTGCAAAAACATCTTCTGCTTTTTGAGCCATATTTTTTAAGTTTAAATCATCCTCAAAAGATATGGATGCTCTTGCCCTTGCTTGATCGCTTTGCAGAGAATAACGATGCATTACATCAGCAAGCCTGTCAAACTTTTTAGCCAAATCTTTATTATTCGGGTTACCTAATGCTTGAATAAAATTTTTATAATACTTAGGGAAATTCCGTTCTGCCATTTCCGGATCAGCAAATATTTGCCGTGTAAATTCAGCAATACCCTCTGCACGTTTTTCGGCATTAGTATATTCTCTAAATATACTGTTATCACCCCATACTTTTTCTGCTCCAGCTATAAGTTCCGCATCACTGCCCTTAACTCCTAATTTTTTATCTAAAAAATGACCTATTTCATGTGAGTATGTGGCATAATCAGCAAAAGTCCTGCTCCTGACAACTTCTGGCCCAACTTTAAACAACCCTTTATATTTTTTATCAACGCCTCCGACACGAACTGGAACGATTGCATTAAAAGCAGCTTCAACCTCTTTTCTAGTAACCGGTTTAATTTCTCCCCATGTTTTTGTTTTTCCAGATCGACCGAAAGTAGCGTCTTCTCCAGCTGACTTATTCCCTAAAGAATATTGTTCTGTCTTTCTATTTTTCAGGTTGACAAAATCCTTCTCAGTAGGTATATTTAAAGTAAGAGAACTGTCGACTGCTCTTTCCAACATTGGGTATTCGTCCCTTGCGGATTTGAGCCACTCGGCAGTTTTTTCTTTGTTTATATACCGCAATCTGCCAGCTAATACATTATCTTCATACCATTTAGTAGCCTGTTGCTTAGTAACTTTATCCTCCTTACCAAAAGCACTAAGCATTTCATTGATTTCGTATCCTTTTTTATTATTTCTCTGTTTTAATTCAAATGGAGTTACGATCGTTGTACCATTTTCATCCTTTAAATCTAATACTGCAATTATTCTCTTTTCGCCTTTTTTGCCGCTATACTCAGCATCAAAAATCATAATTGGATCAGTTAAGGCTCGTGGTATTTGTTTAACAATCTCTGGAGTCATACCTTCACCATTAGCAACATTATGTTTGCCTATGGTTATTTTTTTTAAGTTTTTAGGACTGATTTCAATAGGTAATATTTCAGCACCAGCCAGTTCTAAAGCTAATGGAGTAGACATAACAGGGACAGCACTGTCGCCTTTATATGTATTTTGAACAATAGCATCAACATTTTTTGCAAAGTTTTGCTCATCAATAGCTAATTTTACCTCTGGCAGACTTTGATTTTCGCTTAACATACCTTGGACTTTACGAGTATCCTTTAACGGCTCTACAGTAACCTCTTGCATTTTAAATTCAGGTAGATTTTCTTTACTATTGTCATATATATTATGCAAAATTTTTGATGCAGTATATGCCGTTCTTCTTTCGGTTTCCCCTAACAAAGAGGACATTGCTATCCTGTAATTAGGAACGCTATCTTTTACAGCGTGTTTCCCAGCTTTGAATCCCAGCACATCAGGTGCTAAACTGGCTACTATATCAACTGCAAAGGCTCCTGGACGTTCTCTTGCATATTTCGTTGCTCCTTCCTGTGTTGCCACTTGATAAGCACCTGCACCGGGTAAAAATTCAATTGCAGTATCAAGTACGCCTTTAGCACCGTTTTTATTTATATTGGTTTGTAAACTGGACAAAACAAAAGGAGAAAGTACAGGTGCGGCAAAACTACTTGGGGCTAACAGTGCTGTAGCCATTGCAGCAGGCGCTATAGTTTCTTCCGCGAAATTGCCTGTAGCCTTCTTATATAGCTCCCCTGCTTTCTCCTGTTCTTTTGTTTGTGTAGGTACTGGCGCATTTGTATATCCTTCTTGCATAGGTGTACCAGTCAAAGCAAGTGGATTAGCTGCAGCAAGCCGATTAGCTTGCCTACCGACCTCTTGTGCGCCTTGTACAGCTCCTGCAGCAAAATTTTCTATTGCCTCTCCTATCCGAGTTCCTGCGTCCGCAAAAAATTTACCTCTTTCTTCTGCAGTTACAGCTTCCATTTGTTCTTCTAATGACGGTTCAACTTCACCCTGGCTATTTAAATAATTCTCAGTTACACGTTCCGCAGCTCTTTGAAAGAATCCTTTATTTTCAAGAACCGGTTTATTTGCAAACTTTGCCAGCATTTTTTCTCTCGCTGTCGACATTATTTCACACCGCCTTCAATTTTACCTAATTTATCCCACATAATAGTGTCAAGAATATATTGTTCATCAAAGCCATTTTCTTTAGCTATGTCCTGCACATATTCCGTTATTTCGTTTTTAGAAGCACCTCGTTCTGCCATATATTCAATATCTGAAAGCATTTGTTCGTACTCTTGGTTATTGCTATAGTCCTGTTTATAATCTCTGGTCTGATAGTTATGATTAGCCCAAGCATAATAATCATTCAAATTCTTAGCAGCTTTATTATACATTCTTTGCTGAGCAGGAGTTATTTCATCAGCACTATCCATAGAACGCCTATTATATTCTTCCATCAATTTTAAATCATTATTATAATAACCTTTATTTACATACTCCCACATTGCTTTATCAGCAGTAGACATATAACTTGACGGATCTCTGGCTTCACGTTGAGCTTTTATCAACGATATTTTTTCTTTGTTACTTAAATTAGAATCATTGATAAGCCTTACAGCATCTTCTTCTGTTGGAGCCGTATTTATTTTCAAAGCCAAATCTTCCTTATATTTTGCAATCTCCTGTTTTTTTGCATTATTTATATCTGACGCCCGAGCCTTTGCCAATTGTTTTATTTGCTTATACATCTGTGGATTGAACGGAGTGGAGATCTCACTATTAGGTCTAAGATTGTTTTTGTATTCTCCTAAATGCAAATGATCTCCGCTGCCGGCATTATGATAAATAACTTCACTAAAATACGGTTCAAATACTTTCTTTAAACGTTCTTTTTGCGCTTCGTTGATATTACCTAAATAAATATCAACAGCATTTCCGGAAATATGGTTACTATTGGAAACGCCACCAGCTTTGGCATTCCTTTCTTCATCCCTGTACCCGCTGGTAATCTCTGCAACATTGCCAAATCCCATTTGATTTAAAACTCCGCCAATCAAATCCAATGCACCTTTTAATTTTGGGTTAAGGTTCTCCAAATCAGGATTATCACCAGAGCTTATTGGTATAGAATAAGGAACAATTCCCTCTGAAATATCATTTTCAGGCCCAAAATCACGCTCAATCATTTTATTAAGAGCCTCATCATCTACATATCCATCTGCTCCAATACATTTATTTACTATATTATAGGCAGTTTCATAATATGCATTTTCAATTCTGAGCTTAGCAAGACTATTAGTTAACTCTGAATATACATTAGGCTCCATTATATTTTTATAGGTTCTCAATAAAGTATCTGCACTATTATAGTTTTCTTTACTTATTGCATCACCTATTGCAACTTTTAATCCATCTGTAACTGCATTGATTTTTGCCCTCATCATAGTTTCATCGTCCCAGCCTTTTTGTTCACCGCGCATTTGCACTAAGGTACTGGTATCTTTTATAATTTTATCCATAGCCTCTAAATCATTATAGTTAATGAGCATATTGCTAATATTATTATTAGCTGCCGTGTTAAACCTATTATCATCTGCTATTTCTCTCTGGTTCCGCTCATGAGACGCTGCCGAACGAAGATAATTAAAAGCATTAGGATTAAATTTTTGTCTAAGCATTTGAGCGCGCCTTTGGTTACCTAATTTAGAAGCATACTTATCAAAAGTTTTGTTTATAAAATCTTCTGATTCTTTAAGGCTTCCTTCTGCGTTTATGCCTTGGCGACCAAGAATACCATTCTCTCCATTGAAGAAATTTATCAATTCCATATTCATGGCATTAGACGCATCTAAAACAGCAGCTATATCATCAGCCTGCATTTGCTGAAGGACTACTTCATTCACCGCACCCAATCCTCTACCAATGGCCTCATATCCAGCGCCATTGCCGCCGTAACTGTTTAAATCGCCCGGGCGCTGTACTTGTCCCTGTATTGTATTAGGATTGACCTGTGGATCATATTGACTGAATTTCATAGGTTTAGACCTCCTTTTTAGGTATAGAAAAAGCGCTTTAACAAATTGTTAAGCGCTTAAAGGTATGTTATAATGTTGTCCGAGATAGTCAGTGTGTTGGCTTCCCTTACGGGGGGTGATAGCTATTGTCAACTTATGAAGCGTTGTCTTTGATGATTGCTTTTAGTACATTAATAGCTATTGTCATTTTAGGCTGTAAATAGCCATGAAATAAGCCGCTAACACCAGTGGCGCGCGGCTTCCTTTCACGTTTTACGATTATGAGGGAGAGCCAGCGTGCGACCACTGACTATCTCTTTTCGTTTATTATATAATACATTTCGTACCAATGCAAGTTTAGAAGTAAGGATATTTTGATTTACCAAGTGGCGCTATGCCTGAATATGGACTTGTGTAATTATTTTGATAAGGCGACTGATAAACAAAACCTCCGTTGGATGAACCACCTGTTTTCCCGCTGCCGCCGTAATTTTTATATGCGCCAAAAATACCAGCAGCAGTACCCAAGATAGTGCCTATATTCTGCTGCTTGGCCTGTTGTTTCACGTTATAAGCAGAAGCTCTTGCAGCGTTAGCCTGGTTCTTGTAATTCACTACGCCAAGATAGTTACTCCATTGGTCGTTGCGCTGATTACTCAAAAGCTGGTTACTGTCTTTTCTATAAGCCCTAAAGCTGGAATCACTAAGGTCAAGAGCTGTCCCCATATCGCCACTGATGCCTGCTGCGCCAAATGCGGCAGCCTGCTGACCTGCTACAAGGCGACGACGATCATTGAGCTTTTGCTGCTCATAAGCGTACTGCTCCGCTATCTGCTCCCCCTTCTTTGCCTGTATATCAGCGTTTTGTTCTGCAGCCTGTGCCTGCGCATCGTAATAAGCCTGCTGCGCTTTAGCCTGTTGGTTCGTCGCAGCTATTTGCGATACTCCCTGCAAAGCAGTCAATCCCATCATCATACCTACAGATAAACACATTTATATACCCCCCTCCTCAATCACGAACGGAAGAAACTCTTTTCCGTTCTTTTTTATTTTTATAGGAGCTAAGAACATTGCTCCCAGCCTATCAAGCCACCGTATAGAAGCAGAATTGCCGCTGTAAACATAATTATAAAGCCGTCCATATTCTTTTACCCATTTTGAAATTAAAAGCCTGGCAACGCAAATAAGCAGCTCTTTTTTGAAACTGCTTATCCTTTTTGTCGCCAACATCCAAATCTCTTTACCCTGAACGCCTGGAATTTCAGTTAATCCTACAATACAAAGAATGTTATCTTCCATATCTTTATAAATGTAACAATGATCTGCATTTTCAATACTACCGGCAACAAGCATTATTTCGTCTTCCTCATATGCTTCCAGCTCCTGCCTATCACTATCTCTCAAATCTTTCAGCAGCGCTACAGCAATTCCAATAGCGTTATCAACGTCAGCCAATTCGACCTTATACTTTTTAGCCACCAAAAGTCACCTTCCTCGTTACGCTGAGCAAATTAAACGGATAAGGTTCAGTACTTGTAATACAAAGTCTTCCATCACGATCAAACCCACCTGCCGGTGGAGTTGCCGTTTTATCTCCACTATACAATTTCATATTCTCAGTAACGCTAAATTCATCATAAGCAATAGCATCCTGATTTCCAAATTCAGTACCAACTTCACCGCCGAGAGTATTTTCAATGCGTAAAATCGCCTCTGACACCTGCTTAAACCTGCCCTGCATAGTTCCGTCCTGTAATTGAATTTCAACATTAGGAAGCTCAATATTCATAATATACGGTAGACCTGCAACCGCACGTTTAATTTGTATAGGTAATTCAACAGTACCGTCATCAAGCACTTTATAATTTCTCAATACACGCCCATCACCTAAAACAGTAATATTATTGCCAGCAAGGTGACCAAGCCCTGTTACAATATTAGTCGCCTCATCCATATCATACTTTTTAGCACAATCTAGCATTACATAATCATTCGGAGCATCACCGTCATAGTTATTGTCAAACCGCTCAATATAACGGACAGTTTCTCCATTTACCACACGTTTAACAACAACATATACACTATCCTCATCACCTTCAGGAATATTCACTACAGCTTCAAATTCACCGTCAGTAATAATTCTTGACCATGCATATACTTCCTGTTCTCTTATGTAAGACAGACACGCTATCGTACCATCACTGCGCACAAAGTAAATTATGCTGTCCGGCTCCTGCTTATAAGCAGAATCAGTAATCGAAAGTCCCTTTATAATTTGTCCCGCCAGTATCGTCAATTCCATACCGCCATAGCTGTCGGTTTCAAAACTGTAGCCCATATCCCGCACTGTCGAACCACGTCCCTGTACGAATACAATTCTATTGCCAATTGTAAGCGGCTCACAATTGCTGCAGCCCCTGGTAGTTTGCATCTTCGGTGTGATATTCGTCGGTGTCACGACCTCGCTCCCTGAAACGATCCATTCATTGCCCTGCGTTAAAACAAGCAAATCCACAGACGGAATTAAATGTAAAATATCAAATTGTTTCCTGCTGATAAACGAAGCGGCAATAGCACTATCATCTGTTACTGTACCACTGACCTTTTCTACGCCAAAATTAGGATAATCACCGCTTCTAGACATCCAAACCATATACGGTCTTTTATTATTTCCACCAAAGCAAAGTCTGTCTTGAAAAAAACATACCGTTTTTGGATAACCGAAATTGCTATTCCAAGCCCCAAAAGCATAAGTAGTAGTACTTTCTGTAGAACCAAACGGTTCGTTTACCATAGCTTTAATATTATATTCGTCGATATAACTAACTATTTTAGCTGTGCCGTCTTTAGTATACGGCAGTGCAGTAAGCGTAACAGTCAGATCACCGCTTGTTATAGAAGCTTCTATTCTCAAATAAGTTGTATCTGTTACTGTACCGCTTTCAGTAGCATTAAAATTATTTGTAGCAGAATATTTACGATATTCTTTCCACGTTGTACCATCCTCACTTTTTTGCACTTGAAAACTTCCAGTCCACGTTCCACCGGAAATAACCTTCCAGCTTTCTCCAACGACAACCGCTCCAGTCGTTCCTGTAGCATTGTCTTTCAAATTTAATTCTACCGAGGACGATTTTACCTCATGTGTCAGCCTAATATTACCATCAATCAATCCCTCGTTAAAAATAGGCCTATTGCTTGTAATGGTCACAGTGCCTGTTGTACTGGACGGTGTAACCTTCGGATTATCCTGAAACGCTATAGTAACCCAGCCATTTGCCCCATCTGTCCCTGAAAGATTGTTATCATCATAAGCAACGCCTTTCTTACCGCCAATGCCACCATTGCCATAATTGATTCCATCACTTCCGTTTTTTGCTCCATGCTCTTCTGAATAAGCCGCAGTAGCTCCTCCACCGCCTTGCGCTACCCAGCCAAAAGCACTACTGCTTCCACCGTTGCCGCCAGCATTACCATAACCGGCTCCATAATGTACGGCTCCGCCTTTTCCTCCGGCTCCTACGGTTACAGGAAAACTATCACCTTCGGTCAAATCCATATCAAAACTGTAAAATCCACCACGGCCGCCAGTCCCGCCAGAGCTTTGTTTATCACTTGCTTTCCTTGCCACACCGCTGCCACCGCCACCAGCACCTGCAACTTCTATTGTGTAGCGGCCATCTTTTGGCACTGTATACGTATAATCACCAGGAGACGTATAAACAGCGCTCTCAACTAAATCCATCATAACCTCATCTTCAAAATAAGCATGAGTAATTTCAAAATCGCCAAACTTCCAGTCCGTTTCGCTGTATCTTGCTAATTGTTTCACCGGATAACTACCGCTCGTAATGTATATAACATCCGCAGACTGAGCAAATCTTAATTTTTCCAAATCAGATTCTGTAAAAGGAGTTACTATCTCTATACCAAGATATTCCCCGTTTCTATGTATTCTGATGTACTGATCCCCTATTTCAAGCAAATAATTAATATCGTCAGTAAAATTAAACCCCGCCAGAATACATCTCTTATCAGCATATTTTGTAGCAATACAGTAAACAGTTCCGCTGCGACGATACACGGGCCCATAAGGGCGAATATAACAATTCTCAGCAGTCAAAAGCGCATACTGATATTTATCCAGATCAACGCGGTTAGCTACCGCATTAGATATCTCTCCTGCAGTAAATGCCGGCTGCAGTACATAAAAAGGATTTGGTCCACTTCCTCTAGCCATAAGTTCACATCCTCGCAGTAAAGTATTTATCAGGGTAGTCCAACTTATCCTGACGTTCAGCGGCCGTAGTATATTTTGCCCTGCTAAGAGCTGCCTGTGCCAGTTGATATTGTGTCTGCTGGATAGTCCCATTGCCATTTAACTGTAAGCAAATATTAAAAGCTAACATCCTCGCCAACGCCTCAACAAAATCAGAACTGAAAAGCTCTGCATCCTCTGCGTCATATGTGTACTCCAAATATGCTTGGTACACATCACATCCTATAGCCTGCGTATTATCACTAATCAAAAACAAATCATACTTATCTTTATCCAAGCTGTTTACAGTCTCTTTCTCATTAAAAATACGTCTTGCACACACACATTTTTCTGGATATGCATATACATACTTCCAATCAGGATTTGAAGCATCCAGTTCTGCAAGCCTAATAATCCTCTTGGCAAAGCCCCAGCTATATTCACGCAATAGACCTTTTCGGCTATGGTCATAAAACAGCTTGCACTGCCTTGCAAGTTCGTTATTCTCATCAATAGAAGAAATGCGGCCTTTAGCTAAATAAGCCAAGGCCATATTGCAAATATCTGTATTATTCATCACGGAAACACCTCCATGTTATTTTCCTCTTTATTAAAATAGGGACGCCTTAAAGACGTCCCTAAGTGCTTGTACATAGCCGTCACATGACTACATAGGTGTTATTTAATATTTTCTCTAATAAGCCTAATCAAATCTTGTCTACTGGCATTTGCCGGATATTTAACATCGGCATTATAGAGCTTAGCTCTTAATTCATTGGCCGACATATCTTCAAGCTTTCTACCCGGCATTACAGTATTACCATTACTATCTAAAATCATTTAAAATCCACATCTACAGCGAGCGCCGCAACAATTTTATCGGCAGTTGCATTAGTTGGAGTGCTGGAATCACTAGCTTTGATGTGCAGGTATTCTTTTACTCCCAAAGGCACCTTAGCTCGTACAGGAGCATTGTCGTCCAGAGTAAAGCTTCCCAGCGCTACAGCCTCGCTGAACGCTTCATTATCAGCAGTTTCCAAGGTTAAAACAACACTGCCGCTTTCAAGCTTCGGTCCTACATAAAGCCACATTGGATTTATGCTGTCTCCGCCGCCCATAGCGATAATATCGCCAAGAACACCGTCAACTAATTCTGCAGCAGGTTTCTCAAAGAAAATATTTTCCTTATCTAATCTCATTATTTTTCACTCCTCACGCTTCAATTTTAGCTTCGTCTTCACGAATGCAGTCAAGTTTACGTACACGCATACCATCTACATTTAATACTTTAATGCCATTGGCCAGCGTTTCCATTTCAACATGAACGTTATTTTTATCGATCAAGCACAGTTTGAACAGAGTATACATGCTGCGAGAACAGTACATCATAACACTGTCAGGATTTCTCAACCGGTCATGAACGCGAATAACATTCTCAATAATCTTCTGCTTTTGAGCAGAAGTTGCAGATGCAAACTGTGCTGCATCAATATTGCGAATAGCTCCTACAGCTCTATAATCACGAATAGTCAGGCCTACATTCCAAGTCCATTTCGTAATCATAGCTTCAAATTCAGTTCCGTCATCCGCTATTGTAGTTTGTTGTCCAAGATCTTCTTTCTTCAAACCAGCACTACCATTTTTAGGGAACACGCCTGAGCATGTACGTTCTCCCCAATTTACAAAATAAATAGATGTATTTTTGGTACCGCCGCCAGCATTAAGAGTAGTATAGCCTTCAGCCGTCGGATCATCACCATTGCCAAAATAACGATGTCTGATATCGAACCCGTTAAATTCATCCGGAACCTCGCTAAGTCCGCCATAAATAACATCTTTAGCAATACGATCACCAAAGCCGGCTACAAATGCTAGATCCTCGCTATAACGGAAAGCTGCAGGATCATTCTGCAAACGCAAAAGCTCTACATCCATCTTATTACGATTTTCGTATAAAGTAGTCGTATCATTAATCTGTTTTACTCCGCTCTTTTTATAAGGAACACCAGTATTGATACGACGGATAGAAGGTTCAGGAACTTTTGTACGTTGAGTAGTCACGATCCCAGTAGGAAGATTGCCCTCCATAAAAGTCATTTCTTCTAAAATTGGATTAGATTGAGACAATACCTCAATAATATCATCTACATTTCCGGAAGGGTCAAGTCTTCCCCTCCAATCAGCTAAGGTATATGCCAATTGATTTAAAACTGCCATTATTCATTCATCCTCTCTTATTTTAATTTACTAAAATCTGTTTTGTCATAGAATTTTTCAAGGCTGCTTCCCTGTGCGGCAGGAGCGCCAGCGCCTTTACCCGGGTCACTCTCCAAAAACTTTCCGAGCATAGAAAAAGCGCGGATAACTTCAATTCTGTTACCTGCGCCTGTTTCGTTTAACGCCTGCCTGATACCAGGAACCGCTTTCTCTACATGTTCCACCGCAAGACCGCAAAGACTAATGATACTGTCAAACTCTGTCCCAAGTTCTTTCTTTGCAGTCTCACCCCAATTTTGAACTTCTGTATTTCGCTGCTCTATAACAGCATTCATAGCAGCTTCTGCGATGCCTTTACCCCATTCGCCGCCATACTTAACAATAGCGTTAGCCTGCTCATTGTTAAGCCCCATATCCTTAATGACCTCTACGAACTTATCGCTCTCTTCCTGGCTGAACTCAAAGTCATCCATAGCGGAAATAGTTTCTTTAAAGTCATAAGCAATTGGTTCAGCTTCTTCCTGTGGTTGAGTTTCTGCTTTACCACCAAGAAGGGTATCAGCAGACTGTGTCTCCTGTTGAACCTCTTTCTGCTGTTCAACTACTTCAGTGCCCTGCGTGTTATCGTTGGCACTCGTGTTAGTTACATCTTCCATTAGTCATCGTCTCCTTCCAATTGTTCGGCAGCAATTTCCTGCGCTTTGATTTGAGTTTTTATATATTCAAGCTCAGCCTTTTGTTTGAGCTCTACTCCAGAAATACCAAGACTCTTAATATCATCGAGAATTAATAAACCGACTTTTCTCATACCCTCGTTATAAAAGGTCTGTGAATTGCCGGTAAAACTATCTATATTGATTTTTGTTTTATCAAGCAATCGCATTAAAAACCAGCGTCCGCTTTCGCTATTTAAGATAGTTGATAGTGCATCCTGATCGCGTTTGCGAAGCTCTCTTTGAAAGAACGCCTGCAATTTAGCTTGCCGGCTATCCGCATCTGTAATACTCTTATACCTCACCTGCGCCGCCTCCCATGCCTAACCAAGCTGCCATAGCTGGGTTACCATCATTTGCAGCCTCAGTCATGTTCTTTGCCGCCTGTGCTGCCGGTGCTGCTGCCTGCATAAGAGCCATTGCTTCCTGCGTCTGTTGCTGCTCTTGTAATGCCTGCTGTTCTTGCTCAATAAGCTTCTTAACATCATCGTCGCTACGTTGCATAGCAGCGGGAGCACCAAGCATTTCAAAGTATTTGGACAGTGTTCCTATAGGATCAACCTTCTTGAGCACTTCCGGCCAAGCCTGCGCCATCTGCAGCGTAGTAGCAAGAGCCTGTTCGATATTAACAAGTCCACTCATTTTCTGCGCTTGCGCCAACGGGGAAATATACTCAATTTTAATATCCTCATCGCTTATACGTTCCTGGATCTCAGGTGGTATCGGCGGGAATGCTCCAGACCTTTCGAGGATGTTGTATATCCTAACAATAATCGGCGTTAGGAACTCATCCTGTAACCGTTCGACTACAGGCCCTAGCTGCTGCAACTTTTCCTGTGTGCGTTCCATGACCTCGCGTGCCGTCATTTGCCCGTTATCAACACTATCAAGCATCAAAAATAAATCTGCACTATAGTGCCTTTTGATTGCGTCCTCCGTGCGAATGATCTCCTGAGAAGCATGGTCAATATCTAAATTGACCTGGAACAGCGGTTGAACGAACTGCTGCGACTGGTCATCCACAGCTGTCATCCCGCCAGGAATAAGATTAATACCACCGTTGTTCAGCAGCGAAGCCGGTCCTTTCATTGGAGGTTTAACCCCAATCTCAATAGCTGTAAGCAAATCTTTTTTCATAGTCTGAAGTGCTTTACTATCGCCTTCAGCGAACCAACCTGGCCCTTTAGCGTACGGTTCAAGCCCGTTTACAAGATACCTTGCAACTGGTATGGCCCATTCTTCAAACCCCCCAACGTATAAGAATTCATTATCCTGCGATTTATCAAGCCAATACACAGACCTATAAGGCATATTCAACCTATCCATATATCCTGGCAGGCGTTTGTCATTTGGTTCAACAAGCCAATTGACAGTATGCTTTTTATCAAGTCCAGTACCATTAGTCGCTTGCTGCTGCAAATGTTGAGGCAGGCTTTCCTGTCCAAAACAATCAACTATCTGTGCTAATGACATTTCATATTTTCGAGCGAATGTCTGCACCTTGCCAAAGCCGTCTACACCAAGAGCATAAGTCCCAATAGTCATAGGTACACATCTAATACCCGTACTCGGGTCATAAAAAATTGCCATTGGGCATTGTCCAAATGGCAACTCAAGATACACCGAATGTATGCTATTGTAAAAATTACTCTTTGAAAGCACCGCAGATACTATTTCTTGCCTGATATCCAACACTCTCGTGGCTTCAATATCACCACTCATCGCACTATTGCTAAACCCTAATTTGAACCACTGACGACTAGGAGGGGTTAAACCGCTCATTACTCCTGCAGCAAATACTTGTGCGGCCAACCATGCAACGCCCTGAGCAATTTCCAGATCACGTCTGCGGGCAGGATTAGTTTTATCTGCCGTATTATCGAATTCGCCTATAAACGGCAACTGATAATCTCTAATCGCTTTCCAACGAATTTCATAATCAAGTCTTTTTTCATAAAGATCTCTCATCTTTCTAATCAGTTTTCTTTTCTCTGGCCAGTGGCTTTTTAAAGACGGCCCATCTGCTGGGTGTGTTTCTGCCGGCGCTCGTGCTGCTATAGTTTCAATTTCTTTTTGCTTTAATTTAGCTTTAGCCATTTCAATACCCCTAACCTAAAGTCTTTCTGCCAGTAGCGTTGCCTGCAATAGTATTGCGATCAGACGACACTTGCGTAGAAGCAAAACCACGCCTTTTATTTTTCTTTGCCGGATCTGTTTCTGTTCCAGTCTCCGTACTGGTCACTGTCGTAGGAGCCGGAGGCGTTTCAACAACCTCAGGCATTCTAATACTCCCACCACCAAATACTTTCTTGAAAATTCCCATTGCTATCACTCCTTAAAATATCGAATATTCTGTATTACACATCATCTTCCGGCCATACCCAGGATCACCCGGTTTTAACCTTGGATAAACAGGCCTTGCAAAAGTCAGAGCAAGACCATCTGCAAGATCGGGGCTTTTACCAATCTTTTCCTTAATTTCTTCTTTAGGCTGTAAGATGATTTTGCCACGTTTACTAAACTTGTACTCTACGATACTAAGTTCGCTTTTTAATTCCGGCATATCAGGTATAGCGCCGCCAGACTTGAGCCATTCAAGCATCTTAAAATACATCTCAGCACGTATATTTTCAAAACGCTGTTCATGCAGTGCATTGCCCTGAAAGTAGACTTCACTGATATTGTTGTACCCCAACTGCCTAATGCGATCTATAACTCCAGCACCCATGACTCCGGCGTCAATAAAAGTCATATCGGCCTTATATCTTATTATCGCATCAATAACTCTTGCCGCCATATCCATAGTGTCCAGACCTTTGTAAACTAAAGGTTCATCTACCCATAGTCCCTGTCTCTTAAAAATAGTAGATCTGTCATCACCATATCTGGCTATATCAACGCCAAGAATAACTGGAGCTCCCTGCACGTCTTTTTCTTGAAGCAATCTGTGTGCTGCCTCTGTAACTAAATCAATAGGGATGACGACATTACTAGCCGATGCAGTAAAATCACAATAAAGTTCCTGACGTATTTCTATATCCGTCATATCTTCCATCATCGACTTAAGCTCTGCTTCATCCAACACACCGCTTTCATCAGCTCTATAAAGGCAGGTAAACCAGTCTTCGCTGCGTTGCGCTCTTTGGTATATCTCATAGAACTGATTCTGCCCTTTAGGTGTTCCGATAAAATAAGCGAAGCCCTTGCGGTCAGCTAACGCCGGCCGTATTACTTCGCCCCATAGTTCAGGCTTTATTTGAGCATATTCGTCAAGCACAACACCGTCCCAGTAAGTACCGCGCAACGCATCAGGCTTATCCGCACCTATAATATATATCCTTGCCCCAACAGCATTTTTATGCTTTGATGGCAGTTCTATAAACAGATCGCTTTCATTTACCTTTCTGCCAGGAATCGCGCTTGTGTAATACTTCAAATAGTTCCATGCAATCATCTTAGCCTGATTCCTAAACGGCGCTACATATGCGAACTGAGGGCTTATAAGCGTATTTTTGATAGCACTCTTAGTCAGCTCATTTATCATTCCTACAGTCTTACCATAACGTCTGTGAGCTACTATAACGGCGAAGCGATATTTATCAAGTGCAGGATGAATTATGTCTTTCCAAAGAGGCCTTGGCTTGTATGGTATAGTTATTACTTTCAACCATCATCACCAGCCCAACGAAAAGTAATTGGTTCACCATCTTTACCGCTAACCTCGCGCTTCTCTACAAATGCTGCTATCGATTTACCATATAGCTCAGATGCTTTAAGCCTATCATTCATACGCTCTTCTTCGTCTTCCATAACATCTAACCAGAAGTCTTTTAGTCTGCGAAGTTCATCTGCAACCTCTTCTTCTTGGATTCCACGAAGTTCGTTCATCCTGTCGCAAATGTTATCATTTGTCAACAGTCTTGCTGCCTGTTGCCTGGCGCTTCTCTCTGAATATCCTGCTTCTATGGCTGCCTGCTCCTGTGTTTTACCACCTGCAGCCATAAGCTGACAAAATTTCTCCTGTCTTGGATCTTTTAATGCAGCCATCTGTTATCACCACCTTTGCAAATAAAAAAGCACCTAACCGAAGTTAAGTGCTGTGTATTAAGTTATTAGAGAGTCATTGTTCCTAACTTGTCTCTTAAAATGTCATTAATTAGATTGCTCTTTGATACGATTTTTTCTAATTCAGAAGCAAGATCGTCTAACCTTCCCTCTAGGCTGTTTGAAGCAAGATGTTCTTCCTTACAGACAACACTACCACTATTAGGATCACTAAATATAAACATCTGCGTATTCTCAATACTTAAATTTAATGTCCTAGTAAGACGTTCAATGGTTTCTATTTGTTTTTCTAACGAGCCTTTTTCTTTATCACAAGTTGGAGTTGCCATACAGATATCGTTCATCATCACACCTCTTATTCTATATGCTAAATTCTGATATATATTACCGTGTTTTATCGGCTTTTTAAGGCTAAATTATTTATGTAGATTAAATATGCCGCTGTATCACCCCAACGGCAGGGTCGAGCAGTTGCCGGATTACCCAAACAACACACGCACCTTTAAGCGTGGATAGGTGTTCCCCATCTATGCCGTACCCGTGGTCTGAGCTACACGGGCTTTGTTGTAAGCCCACTTACTTACAATACTATTTTAACTCATCAAAACAGGTAATATGTCGGAAACTTTTTTATTTTATCAAACCTTTTTTCAATGCCAAACCAACAGCATCTCGGAGAAACTCCTTACGAAATTCATAACAGGTATCTCTATTTACGCCGGTTAATTCTGCAATTATTTTCATCGGCTTCCTTTTTTCATATTTTTGATACATAACTTTACCAGTAAGCTGATTCTCATGTATCTTATAGGTTTCTGCGACAACTTCAAGCCATAGCTCCGGGTTCATTATTATCGACTGATATGGTCCATATCCAAACGATATCATACGTACTGGCTCAATGTTTTTTAATGCTGCTGTTTCTGTTGGATTACTAATAAAAGCATGACCCCCACCGCCCGTATGCCCTTTCCTTGCAGTACGTTGCTCTTTTTCTTCATCAACAACTTTTTGTATTTGCTTACGATCCCAAAAGTACCGCTCTACATGCTTAATATACTGTTCTATTAGCATATCAGTCTCCTTCTAGCTTTTCTTTTTTAATCGCCTAAATAATGCTCCAAAAGGATTTATGCTGTCTTCTACGAGTTGGTTCAAAATAGCCTCCTTAAACTCTTCGTGTTTATGTTCTTGTTCGCCCTCAACAACCCAATATTCTTGCACCCATTCTCTCGTACCGTCTGCACTTTCAAGCAAATATAAGATACCTTTAGAATCTAGTTTGACACCAAGTACTTTACATTCTCCCTTAGGCACATGCACATTATCCCCTATATTAAACTTGCTCTCTATTGTTAATAACATTTGTATCGCTCTTCTTATCTGATAGATTTATTGTAAAAATACTAAACCTTCTTAAAACTAATATAAACAAAAACGTTAATATCCAATGTTCATATACAAATTCAAATATCCATTTTATTAGATCAGGATAATTCATGTCTTCACTCCTTAATCATCACATATAGCTTGACCGTCCATAATAGCCCCACAGTTATAACAATAATGCTGTTCAGTAATATCCAACCCGCCACCAAATACATCTGTTGCGGCATATGCGTTGCAATTAGAACAGTAGTAAGCACCGCCCCCTTCCCAATGCCCATGCTTACGTTCTTCTACAGCAGGGGCTTCGTCTATAAGCCGTCCACATCTATCGCAGTAGTTATTGTCGTGGTATTGTACTAAATGACAGTGTTTACACACTCTAGGCAAACACGCTTCCGTACTCTTAATAACATGTATAGCATGATATACCCCACTCACATATCCCTGCCCAAACTCCCCTTTACTTAAATCTTTATCTTCGGCTTGTGCTATTTTTCTTAGTACGTATGTTGTCCATTCAGCATCTATCAATCTCATAATCTATTTCACCATCCATTATTGCTCCACAGTTATAACAATACTTAAAATCTTTAGCTAATACATAGTCAAGTCCAATATGAGAAGGGAGACGTGCGTTGCATATACTACAGCAACTATGAATCCACCTCCCGTGCTTACGTTCTTCTACTGTAGGGGCTTCGTCTATTAAAAATTGAATAGTAGTGATTGCTGCCATTAAGCCGAAGCGCAACTCTTTCCGCCGACGCAGGGCGTCGGCATCTATTAATCTCATTATCTATTCACCGTCCTCTCAAATATCCATCGGGTCACAATTCTCACAGTCAGGTTCAATGTCTCCATACTGCCAACGACAATATATACAGCAGTATTTACTGTCCCAGTAATCACAGGTAGCGTCACAATCATCACAAGGGCATTGTTCTTCTTCCATTTTTATTCACTGCTCCTTTATTAGCTCAAATCATCATAGATATTTCCGACAATTTTTACATCTTTTGGCGATTCTATGACGTTAAGAATGTTATCAGACACGCCGTTAGAAGTGCATTTCAGAACATATTGATTACCGTTCCACTCTACGACGAAAAGAAAAGCTTTGGAGTTGCAGACACTTAATATATCGCCCTCAAATATTTTCTTACCGTTTTTATCGACAAAGCCTGTGTACTGTCTAACGGTTTTAGGATCAACTCTGTGTGCTATAGTTTGAATGATACTCTCATCTTTTTCAAAACAGAATATATCTGTACCGCGTTCACATATCCTTGCTCTGCCATCTTCAAAATTTAGCAGTTGACCTGTGATCCACTCCCCGTTATCAAGCCTTTTACCTCTAAATAATATTTCACGCATTTTTCTTCACGCTCCTATTTAGATATTGTACTCATTACAAAACAAGCTATCATCCAAAGCACCGTAACACTTATAAACAATTGATTCATTTTTCTTCACCATCCTTTATCTCAATTAATGGGCAATCTGTATTCCTACCGCTTTCCAAAACCTTAAAATTCTCTCGTACGCCCTCAATATCTATACAAAGAATATTAGGCACTAATGCTTTGCCATCAACTTGACAATACTGCCCACTTTCATCTATAAAAGGACACTTTAAGCAATTCTCAGGCATATCCATTTCTTTAATTGCTATCATATTTTTCTAGCTCCGTTCTGTCAGACCAAGTAATCCTACGCGATTTAAACTTAGTTGGCATAGATATAACAGTAAGCTGAATACAGTTACTACATTCTGGGTTTTCACTCAACTCACTGGTCTTTCTATTATTAATGCATAAATAACAATAGTCTAAGTATTTCATTTTTTACTCCTACATTCTTACCCAACGCTTTTTGTTCTCAGGCATAAATTCAGAAGGTCTACCAAAACTGTATTTCTCATTAGGCTTACAGTTACCACAAATAAAACTTCCCATGCATTTGCACTCATGGCACCAGCCTACGTACTTTATTTCAGTTTTTTTCATAATTTGCACCGCCTTTTGACCATTATTCTGACAAGCATTCTATTTCGGTACGTTATTTCTGCCCTTTTGCATTTTACTAAACCATCTGATATTTCCTCATAATAAGAATAATATGTACTCACTATAGCCTTATCATATCTATTCCGAAGATATCTATAAGCAAGCATTGAGAATATACGTTCTGTTCTATTGTCCATTCTTTGCACAGCGTCGCCTCATTTCATAACGATATTTTGCATCATACGCCTTTGTCATGTTGTGGTACCCAAATATAATGATCGCTTTCGCCAGCATGACCCGACGTTTTATTTTATTACGAGCCTTTCGACATGTTTTTAATTGTTCTCGAATTTTCTTATTAAAACTGATTGAGAATTTGCTTTTTCCTTCATACGGCGCAAATAACTTCAATTTCTTCAGTCTATTATTATCGATCTTTACACCTTTTTTCATCTACTCCACCGCCTTAGTCGCAGACATATTTTTTATTAACATACGCTTTGATATCTGCAGGATCAAATGCTCTGTCACATTTTGGACAGCAGGGCAACATAGCATTATTACCACGGCCCATATTCTTTTCCATTTCTTTAAGTGCTACTCTGTATGGTTTATAGCTGTGGGCTATTTTCCAAAACCGTCTAGCACTTTCCATGTATCTACCCCATTCACGGTTTTGCCGTTCTTCAAAAATTGCGACCATGAGCATTGCTGCAAACGGATCTATAACTGCACCGCATCGGTCGCAAAATATGAGATGACTTTCTTCATCTATGCAAAGTTGTGGTTTGACATAATCAACACCATATTTATTATTTTCATAACATTTGCAGGCCGAAAAAAACTTCTTTTTTGATACCATACCTACAAGACTTCTAATTTTCTCCACTACTCCACCGCCTTTGCTAATTTAACTGGATATCGGCTCAAACTACGAATCATGTAGTGCATAAGCTCAACTTTACGGCCGATGTTTAGCGTCATATGTCCTGACTTCTTCAATTCTATTATCTTAGCATTTTCCGGATTATATCCCAGTATCCCAATACCATGCGATATATGGCGGTAAATTTCTTCTTTTGCACTCGGATTATACAAAAGCTCTGTTGGTAAAACTAAATAATTATAATTGCCGCAAAAAGATAGTTTTGCCTTACTTTTCATATCCGATAAACTTACCTTAATTTCATACGATTTGAATTCATTTTTACTATTCATAGTCATAAAATCTACATATTCATCACCATAACCAGCCCCCAGGCAAACTTCATAGCACCCATACACGCCGGCCTGATCAGCTTTGGTATAATACAACAGCGCTTTTTTTATTTCTTTCGTCAGTTCCGTTTCAGCCATTTCAACATCTCCTATTCTTCTCGAAAGTCAATATCTGGGTACTTATAAAGCAGCATTTTCTTTTTCAGCAAATACACCTGCGTCCGCATCCCTTTCGTATCGACGTAATATATATGCCCGTCAGCTTCTGTTACCTTGAAATCTGCCTTGTAAATAATCGGCCTTATCTTTTTACCTTCCCTCTTATAACCAGGCTGTAAAACAAATTTTGGCTGTAGTTCAACCTCTTTTACTATACCTTCACGCATAAGCCAGTGTAACTGCCAGTAATAGTCAGCTTCTTTTTCGCTGT